TTAATATTTTTTTAAAAATTAAGATTAGAAATAACAGTTTGTTTACTGTTATTAATGAAAGAATAATTAAAAATGTATGAAAGAGCATCAGTAAATAAAATTTTATCGTTTCTAGTTTTAATTTTTTTTAAATAAAATATTTTTAATATTAGAATCTTTAAATAATAAATTAATATCACAAGATAATATATCAAGTTTATTAAGTAAATTAAAATTATAATTTACTTAATAAAATTAAATAAATATTGTCTAAAAATTATAAATCATAATTAATTTATAATAATAAATTAATTATATCTAAAATATGCATTTAAAATTTCTGTTATACTTTTCTTAATGCAAATATATTAATTTTTAATTTAAAAATTGAAATTAAAACAAATTATTAATATTAAATTTAATTAATAATTTATGACAGAAATTGAAAGTATAAAAGAAGATATTTTAGATAAAAATAAACATAATACATTATTATATTTGGATGATATTTTATATATATCAGAATATAATGAAAATCCAATAAATTATGGTTGTTTAAAAGGTAAATATTATGGATCAACAACAAGATTATTTGGGGGAGAAATATGGGATAAATCAAATGGATATAAAATTATTAAAATTAAAATTGAAATAATAAATATTGATTCATATGAAAAACAAATAATTTATGAAGAAATAATTAATTTTTATGAAGAACTTAAAAAAAATGAAAATTTACTTAATAAAAATATAAATAATAATATTTGTAATATTGTTTCTGGTGATTATTTAATATTAAAAAATAATTTATATGAAATTAAATTAAATTTTAGAGATTTACATCGTTGGAATGGAGAAGTGCAATTATCTGGATGTGTATATAAATTAATTAAATAAGTTTTATATATAATCATTTTAATAAAAATAATAACAATATTTAATAAATAAATATACTTTTATATAGTATACCTAATATTTTTAATATCCCTTTATATAATATAACATATTTAAAAATTATAAAAGTATTACATGATAATAATTTTAAAAAGATATTAAATATCTTTTTAAAAGTATAACCTTTTTTTATGTTTTTCATATAATATTAGTAAAATAAAAATTGAAAAAAATATTATTAGAAATAATCAATAATATTATTAATCATAATTAAAGTATAATAAAAATATGTCTACAAATAAACAAATTCAAGCTATTCAAAAACAAAATAATTCAATATATATGTGTTTAACAGCAAGAAATATTGTATTTGAAAGAATTATTATTAATGAAAATATGGATGAATTTGAACAAATTAAATTATTAAATGAAGAAAATATTAGATTAAAAGAAGTAGTAAAGGCAAATAAACCCATTCAGCAATTAAAAGAAGAAGAAAAAAAAATAGAAAATATTGCAATAAATAAAAATGAAAATGAAAATGAAAATAAAGATTATGAAGAACCAATAATAAAATTTGACACAATAACAAATATGGAAAATATAAAAAGAGCATTTTTTAATGGTGAATATGAATTATTTGAAAAACAAATAAAATTAAATCCATTTAAATTTTATATTGTAGATTATAAATATAATTCAGATAAAAATAATGCACCAGATTTTTCAGCAATAAATTTGTTAAAAGGATTTATAAGAAATTTTGATAATTATAGAAAATATTTTATGATTTGTTTTAGATGTTATCAATATCAAAATAAAAATGAATATAAATATAAATCTTTATGGATTGTTAATACAAATGAACCAATTAAAAATATTATTGGAAGTATTTGGGATGATTTTATATTTGAAGAAACATTTGATTCAGATAATTTTATTAAAATGATTAAAAAACTACCACAAACAATGGAGAAAGAAAATAATGACATATTTACTTGTATTGGAGAAGTATATGTTCATTAATTAATTTATTTATATTATTAACAATTTTAATAAAGTATATAATAATTATAAAAAATTGAAATTAATAAATAATTCAAGAATTTATATTAATAAAAAAGAATAACAACATATTAGTAAAATAATATATTAATAATTATGGAAATAAATAATTTTGATAATAATAAAGAAATTATAAAAACATTTGGTTTTAATTCTAAAATTAGACCAGATGAATGGGAACGTTATGAAAGACCTATTTCACAAAATTCAATAATAGCATTATATAAAGTTTGTGAAGAGGGAAGAAATATAGTTGCAGGTAAATTAGAATCAATAAATGAACAAGAAATAATTCCAAGAAGTTTTATAGAAGGTTATATAAATGCAAGAAAAGACAAAATATTTTGTGAAAAAATTGGAATGCAAACATTAGAAAAAAATTATTCATTGGAAAAAACAAAATTAAGTAATTTAAAAAAAAAAGGACATGGTAATGGTTCTAAAAAACATGGTTCTAAAGAAGAAAATGAATACAATATAAAATTAAAAATAAGTGAAAATAGATTTAAATATGATTTTAATTCATTTTATGCAAATGATGGTAAAATTATTCCAGCTTTTGTAGGAACAGGAAATATTGATTTAACAATTGCAGATTTAATATCACATTTAAATGCAATGATTATTAATAAAAAAAATGAAGAAAAAGAATTATATGAAGCTTTTTTTGGTATAAGTAAAATTATAAAAAAACTTGGTGAAATTTATGTACATCATGATGTTTCAAATAATTGTATTCAAGTTCATAATATAATAATTGATGATTTAAATAAAAAATATAATGAATTTGTTTCATATTATAAATTTAATTATGAAACAGCATCAAAATTATATCCAAGAATTTTTTATCAAACAAAATATGACAAAATTTTACCTGGAATGTCAATTAAACCATATAAATCTCAATTAAAAATGTTAAATTTTGTAAATGACAATTTAGATAAATCATTTACATGTGTTTTTAATACTTTAATGGGTATGGGGAAAACAACATTAGTTACAGCATTAGCAGAAATAATATTAATAAAAGATAGTTCAAAAACATTAATTTACATATGTCCAGAAGATTTAAAATCAGTTAGAGAAATTGTTGGGAGAAATTTACATCAATCAAATATTAATTTTGCAGTTGCTTATATTGATGGTATTGAAGATTTGAATGGAAATTACAAAGTTATTATAAAAGAACAAAATGCTTGTAAATATAGTCAAAAAAAACCAGCTATAATTTTAGCAGGTGTTAAGGCAGCTATTGAATTATTTAAAAGACCTTATAAACATGATAAATTTTATGAAAAAGGAAAAATAAGAAATAATATATCATATACTCTTTATCCAAATAAATATGTTATGTTTTTTGATGAAAATACTATTAGTTTAGATATGAAACAAAGTCCTATGGTACATCATCTTAAAAATATATATCGTTTTATGCCACCTTGTTCTATTTTTTCATCTGCAACTCATCCAAATATAGAAGAATTAGATAATTTAAAAAAATATATTGAAATAAGATATCCTGAAATTATTTTTAAAACAATAAATTATTCATCTGTATTAATTGGAACTCAACTTAATAACATGAAAGGACAATTAATTATTCCACATTCATTATGTAAAACTTTTAATCAATTAAAATTATTTATTGATAAAATAGAAAAAAATTTAATGTTTAAAAAATTTTATACATTACCATTAGTAAATTCAATGTATAATAAACTTGTTAAATTAAATATTCAAATTCCAAAAATATTAATATTTAAAAATTATATGGATGATTTTGGTCATAGAAATCAAGAATCTGTCCAAAATCTTGGTATTGAATATTTAAAATTAATTTTATCAACTATTAATAATCAGTCAGATAATATATTATTATCTGAATTTAATAACATAATTGAAACTAATATTGAAATAGATTACAATAATCTTATTAAAACTTCTGAAAAAATAACAGGTTCAACATTTATTTCATGTTTAGATCCTTATAATGAAATGTTAAAAAAATTTTCTGAATATTTTAAAGAAGTAATGAATAAAATGAAAATTAAATCATTTCAAGAATTATTTGAAAAATACAAAATTATTAAAAATGATATAGAAAAAAAAAATAAATCTTTTCAAAAAGCAAAATCTTCTTTAACTAATGAAAAAATTAATAAATTAGAAAGAGCAAAAATAGAACATGAAGAAACTTGGAATATTATTATTCCAAGTATTCCTTATGAATTTTTATTAGGAAAACCAGATAATAAAATAAGAATACCTTTACAAATTACAAATTGGGATGATATTATTGCAGATGATATAATAAAATTTGCAGCTTTATTTGGTATTTTCATTTATAGTGAAAAATCACATTATACTTATCATGATTTTATTATAGATTGTATTGAAAGTGGTAAATGTATTTATTCATTTTCAGATAGTTCATTAAATTTTGGTAATTCTCTTCCTTTTGATAAAGGTATAATAACAAAAGATATGGCTTTACATTCATCAAATACATTATGTCAATTAATGGCTAGAGCAGGAAGACCAGGTGTTTCTGATAGTGCAGTAATTTATGCAGATGATTCTATTGTTAATATTTTATTTGATTCTATTTATAATCCTAATTTTATTGATTATGAATTAATAAATATTAATAAAGCCATAAAACATGCATTTTATGAAGATTTATCTGATATTATTAAAAAAAAAAATAATCAATATTTTAATTTATTACAAGAAGAAAAAAATAAAAAAGAAGAAATATTAAAACTTAAAAGATTAGAAAATGAAAAAATAAAAAAAGAAAGATTAGAAGAAAAATTAAAATTAGAACATAAAAATATTTTAAATTCAAGATGGAATAAATTAAATTCAAATGTAAATAAATTAAATAATAATAAATTAAATAATAATAATAAATTAGATAATAATAAATGGGAAAGAATTAAATTTAATACAAATATAAATATTTAAAATAAATGAAAAATAAAATTAAATATATTTAATTATAAATAAATATATAAAAAGTATAACTTGTAAATTTAGATATATTTAAATTTATTTTTATATTTATTTTTTATATTTATTCAATAAAATTTTTGTAGTACATAATTTATATAATAAATAATTTAAGAAATTCATTTTTTATTTTATATAATTTAGTATAAAAATTTTATTGGATTATTATAAATAAATATAATAAAAATATTAATAAAATAAAAATTGAAAATTTTAAATACTGATAAATTAATGAAAAATATTAACATAATATTCTTAAATTATATTAAATGATGTCTTTTAAAAAATTTTTTGGTCGTTCAGGAATTTATCCTGAAGAATCTTTTAAATTAACAGGTGAATCAATTAAATCTACATGTTCAATAAATGAACTAAAATCTGAATTAATTAAATTAGAAAAAAAACCAATTAAAGAAAAAATAGAAGATAGAATGAAAAAATATGAAAATGAATATAATTATCAAATATTACCATATGAATCATTTATAATTAGATTAGATGGGATGTCATTTAGTAAATTTACTAAAAAATTTATTAAACCATTTGATATAAATTTTATTAAAGCAATTGCTTTAACAACAAGAGATTTAGTAGAAAAATTTGAAGCTGAAACAGGATTTACACATTCTGATGAAATAACTTTAATTTTTAATGCAAAATGTTCTAAAGAAGATTATAATAAATTTTCTGCTGATAATTTAGATAAATCTTTAATTAATATTCATTTATTTGACGGACAAATACAAAAACTATTAACTCTTATAAGTTCATATTGTTCAGTAAGATTTAATTATCATTTAGAACAAATAATTAATAATAACATTAATAAATATAATTCAAATTTAATTAATTTAATAAAATCACATAGTCAAATATTTGATGCTCAAATATTAAAATTTAATGAAATAAATAATTATGAAATTTTAAATTATCAAATTTGGAAATCTGTACATGATTGTGAAAAAAATGCAATTTTTACATATGCACATACTTTTTTTGGTTCTAAAAATATTATGAATAAAAATTCACAACAAATGATTCAAATGTTAAAAGAAAATAATATTGATTGGAAAAATATACCTCTATATATTAAATATGGTATTTATTGTAAAAAAATATTAGTTAATAAACAAATAGATAATAACACAGTTATAAGATCAGAATATATTTTTAAACAATTTAAAATTAATTATAGTAAAGAAAATTTAAATATGTTATTAAATAAATACTGGGATAATATGGAAGATAATATTTATTTAGATAATTTATAATAATCACCATTAATATTTTGAATCCAAAAAATATGTGTGTTATAATAAAATGAAGTTTTTATATATTTATTTAATAAAAATTTTGCATCCAATATATTCATTTTTTTACTATATGAAACAATTTTTGTTTTAATATTTTTGCATACTATTTTATATTTACAATAATTTTTTTTTTTAATAAAATGTTTATCAATATTATTAAATCTTATTTTGTTATTTTGAATTAATACATAATTATTATTTAATGAATTAATATACAATGATATAACAGAATTAATTATAATTAATAAAATAACGATTTTTAACATTGGGGGGGTAAATTTTTTTAAATAGTATAATATACTAAAAATTTTTAAGTTGAGACATTTCAAAATATTTTTTTTTCAATTTTTTAAATAATTATTTATATAATAAATACAGTTTTATTAATATAATATTTACCTTTGACAGTATTACTTTTTTAAACATTAAAAAAGTATATTTATCTAATAAATATGATCTTAATTTTATTTAATTAATTAAAAAAATAAAAAAAATAATATAATATTTTT